GCTGTAAAGCAACAGTACGGAGACCTGCGGTTAATAAACGCAGAGGGCGAACCATTTCCGGCTCTCATTGATGAGATGTACTTGGCGTACAAGCACGACAACATCGTGCAGACAGTTACCGAAGTTGTTTCTACTCTTAACCGTAACGAAACCGATGAGGCGTTAAAGAAACTCTCAGAGGGGTTGCAGAAAGCAACAGTAGAGACTGCTCACCTTCGAGATGTAGACATCATCCAGAACTGGGAGCAACGACTAAACCGTTACGAACAGATGCGTAATACCCCAAATGGACTGCGTGGTATTCCAACGGGATTCAACGGGTTGGATCGTATTACCTCTGGGTTGCGCCCACAACAGTTGATTACATTTGTTGGTGAAGCCAAAAAGGGTAAATCATTAATGACACTCATCATGGCGAGTGCGGCACACACCCACGGCGTTGTACCTATGTACGTTTCATTTGAAATGAGTATCGAAGAACAAGAAACTCGTTATGACGCCCTTACCGCCAAAGTGTCTCACTCACGATTAATGCGTGGAGATTTAACTCTCAAAGAACTTGAGCGGTTGAAGTTGTCAATGACCCTTCGCAAGAACATGCAACCGTTTCACTTCACAGAAGACACATCATCACTTACTACTGTCAGCGCACTGGCAGGGAAGATTCAACAGTACCGACCATCAATACTGATCGTTGACGGCGTGTACTTGATGGACGATGAACACGGAGAGCCAAAAGGTAGCCCACAAGCACTGACCAATATCACCCGTGGATTGAAGCGTTTATCACAGCGGTTTGATATACCGATCATCGGCACCACACAGGTGTTGTCATGGAAACTAGGTAATAAGAAAACACGACGAGTAACCGCTGACGCAATTGGTTACACCTCCTCGTTCGCACAGGACTCCGACCTCATCCTCAGCGTGGAGTCCGACCCCGATATCGATAATCAATCCATCATTAGAGTTATCCTTGCTCGTTCAGCACCAAACGGAGAAGTCTTTGTGAAATGGGATTGGGAAACCATGGACTTTACAGAAGTAGAAGACGAGGAGGGTCCTGATGATGACTGGTACAACTGACATCGCCACTCTCTTGATTAATTTGGGTGTTGAAGTAAAGAGAGCCGGGGATCGAGAGATTTCTGCCAAGTGCCCAGTACACCTACGCACCACGGGTAAAGAGGACAACTCTCCCTCATGGTCTATGAACGCAGAGACAGGTCTTTGGATTTGTTACTCCTGCAATGCTCGGGGGACGCTTCCCCAGTTGGTTGGGGAACTGACAGGGGAAGCAGATTCAATTAAAGCCGTACAGACGTTATTGCTTCAGTCAGGGATAGAGCGCCTCACACTTCCTGATCGTGTAGAGACTGAACCACCAGTGGACTGGGTTTCGTACTATCAGTTCTCAGATGTTCCTAGTCGCATACTCAATAAACGAATGATTAGTCCTGAGATGGCAAAGCACTACGGAATCCGCTATGACCGTGAATCGAGCGCCATCGTTGTTCCCATTGTTTCACGCTTCGGGGAATTGATGGGGTGGCAAGAAAAAGGAACGTCGTGGGTTCGTAACAAACCTACTGGAGTCAACAAGTCACGCACTCTGTTCGGTATTGAAAGGTTTACGTCCAAGACCGCAGTGCTGGTTGAGTCCCCGTTGGATGTTGCTCGGTTTGCGTCTTCTATAGAAGGTCCACAAGCCCTAGCCACCTTTGGTGCCTACGTCAGCAAAGAACAGGCTCGTTTAATAGCCGATGTTGCAGACAAGTTGATTATTGCCTTTGACAATGACAAAGCCGGAAAAGAGGGCGCCGTTAACCTCCTCAAGTACCTACCTCGGTTAAAGCGAGGAATACATTGGTTGCCATACAAAACAAAAGTAAAGGACATAGGGGAAATGGACGACAACCAATTGTCAGAAGAACTATGTCACACCTCTGTCCTACCATGGTGGGTCTGATGTTTTTAGGAACTTTATACCCTTTTCAAGAAGAAGCCGTTGAGCGAATGGTCGACCGTGGTCAAATGTTGCTCGCCATGGTGATGGGTGCTGGTAAAACCCCAACCACCATTGCCGCTATTGAGAGACTGATGGAATCAGATGAAGTGGCAAAGACATTGGTCGTGGTTCCGGCGTCACTTAAGTATCAATGGTTACGTGAGATTAATAAGTTCACCAACTCACGAGCGGTGGTGATCGACGGTTCACCCAAAGCACGTGAATCATTGTGGCGCACTGCCTTGACCTGTCGATATGTGATCGCTAATCCAGAAACATTAATAAATGATGGCGATGCTATTTCTAAAATACTGTTTGATGCAATCGTGGTAGACGAAGCAACCATGCTCAAGTCACGTAGTGCTAAGAGATCAAAGTTTCTAAAAAAGATTGCTAATCGCTATCACTATAGATTTGCGCTTACCGGACAACCCATTGAGAACCGTCCAGAGGAGTTGTTCTCCATCATGGAGTTTGTTGACAAAGACGTACTCGGGCGCTTTGACGTATTTGATAGAACTTTTATCGTTCGAGATCATTTTGGTAAACCCACTAGATACCGGAATCTAAAAGAATTAAATAAAACTCTTACAGAGCATATGATTCGCAAGACACGTGAGGATATTCAAGATCAACTACCAAAGGTCATCACACAAGTAATCCCAGTATCTTTTGACAGCGCCGGAGCAAGTTTGTACGAGTTCATTTCAAAAGACTTAGTTAATGAGATTCAGAAAGCAATAACCCAACACGGTCAAAGTTTTGACCTTTGGTCCCACTACAACGGAGGTCAAGGTAACGATGCTCAAGGACAAATCATGGCGAGGCTTACTGTTCTACGCATGTTGTGCGATAACCCTCAGTTGGTTATTGATTCTGCTATATCTTTTGAAAACCCTGAAACCGCTGAAGGAAGCGCTTACGCAAGCCAACTCAATAAAGCAGGCTGGCTTTCAAAAATCAACAAAACTCCCAAACTAGATACAGTGGTTGAATACATAAAGGAAGTACTAAATGAAGACCCGAATAATAAGGTGGTCCTATTCTCGTTCTTTAAAAAGAACCTACGGCTTATCCAGCAGGCAACGTCGTCATTTACTTCATCTGTATTGTTTATGGGAGGAATGTCTGCCGAAGACCGTGATAAAGCAAAACAGAGATTCGCAGAAGATTCTGATGTCCGTCTTTTTCTTTCGTCGGATGCAGGAGGTTACGGAGTGGACCTCCCAAATGCAAATTATCTTATCTCCTATGATCTCCCATGGTCAGCCGGAAAACTGGACCAACGAGAAGCACGGATCATTCGGTTGTCGTCGACATTTCCACACGTGACCTTGACATCATTCGTGATGAGGGGCAGTATTGAAGAACGTCAATACGAGATGCTCCAACAAAAGCGTGGCATCAACGAAGCGTTTATCGACAAGGGGTATGACTCTCAAGGAAGTTTTGCCTTAACACTCGGTTCTCTTTCAGGATTTCTATCTAATTCAGGAGTTTAAATAATGGGTAACTTTCAAGAAGAATACGTAGCACGGCTTGTAGAAGAATTTAAGAAATCTAAAGAAGCAATAGATACTCTGGAAAAGCGCCATAACGACATGAAGAAAGAGTTGTCTACTCTCGTGGATTCCAATGGCTATGAAGACGACAAGGGGCACCGCTGGCTTGAAGTGGGTGGCTTTGAGTTAAAGAGAGAGCGCCGTGTGTCACGTGTCCTAGATACCAACTCTGTTGAGTTTTGGGCGAAAGAGAACGGTTACTGGGAACAGATTATGGAGATCAGGGAAGTTCTTAGCGAGGACAAACTGCTTGGTCTTGCGTGGGCACACCCCGAACTCTCCGATATTGTTCAGCGGTTCTACGTTGAAAAAGAATCATGGGCATTCAAGGTATGAGAGACCCACTAGACATCTTTGGAGACATGCCGGACTTTCCCGGCTCCCGTGCACCAAAGAACAGACCAACCGCTGAAAAGAATCCAGAGTCTGATGTTGCAGACCGCTTCAATGGCGCCAAGGGTAAGACCTACATTATTAACGGCGAGAAGATGGTGTTATTCACAGTTGGGCAGTTAGCAAAGGCTCTTAACAGACACGCTCATACAATTCGCATCTGGGAATACGACGGAATCCTTCCAAAACCGTCATACAGAACGCCTCCACCAAAAGGTAAGCAGTTACCAACGGTGGAGCCTAAAGGTCGTCGTTTATACAGTTTCGCCCAAGTTGACTTCTTGGTTGAAGCGTGTATAAAATTCGACATCGATTCTCGTCTCAACTCTCGTTGGGATGAGTTCAAACAACACATAAAACAAAACTGGCCCAATTAACACATTAAGGAAAAATCATGGTACGAGACTTTGACGAAGCATTTGAAGATGATGAAGTGGAGTTTGAGACTCCAAAGAAGCGCACAGTCGCTGTAGAAGACGACGAAGACCGCCCCGTTGCTAAGAAGCGTTCGGTTGCGGTAGACACCGACGACGATGACGATTCAGAACCTGTCATCAATGGAGCATCCGCCCTCAGCAAAGGATGGGGTGCTTATGACAACGTCAAGTCAGAAGACTCACCATTTGCCACCCGTCTCAAGGTGACCGACGATCCGCAGATCATCAAGTTCCTTGACGATGAGCCGTTCGCCATCTGGCGCCAACACTGGGTAGAGCGCAAGGGACAGAAGTCCTTCGTATGTCTCTCTGAGATCGACGAGCGTGGTTGTCCATTGTGCGATGCTGGACTCCGTTCTTCCATCCGTGTTGCTTTCAACGTGGTACTACTGTCACCATCTGAGAAGCCTGCAATCCGCTCGTACGAAGTCGGTGCCCGTGTCATCGACCAGTTGAAGAACTTCCACACCGACCCACGCACTGGTCCGTTGTCCAAGCACTTCTGGGCAGTGTCTAAGTCCGGCAAGGGCGCAACAACCGCTACCAACCACCAGTTGGTCAAAGAGCGTGACCTTGAAGAATGGGATATCGATGCCCTTTCCGAGGCGCAGTTGTCAGCCTTTATGGAGAAGCGCTACGACGCATCCACGGTTTACATCACATCACGTAAAGACATGCTGGACATCGTCAAGTCTGAACTCAACGACTGACGTGGACTACGTCTCAACTGAAGACGAACTGAAGCAGATAGTCTCCACCGTGAAAGCGGTGGGGGCTTTTGCTTTTGACACCGAAACACGTGCGGTTTTGGACAGACACCCAGATGTGGTGGACGTACATAATCGCATGCTTGAGGACCACATCAAGACACTCAAGAACAAGTCTCCCGAGATCATCGCACGTGCTCAAGAAAACTTCACTGGCAAAGCATCAAAGATGGTCGCACTGGACCCACTTCGCAATGAAGTCTTTTGGATAAGCATTGCTACTCACGGTCAGTCTTGGGCAATACCAATGGGACATAAGCGTGGGGTCATGATTGAACCAGAGGAAGTAGGGGACGGCACTACTACACCACCTTCCGGTTATAGAAAGATTCTAAAGAACGGTACCGAATCAATGGCTAAGGCTAGGTATGTTAAGCCTGCCGTTTACGCTGAGCCACCAAAACAACTGCACCGTTCTGTCGTTCTTGACATTTTGAAACCATTGTTCTTTGATCCTGAGATTATAAAGATTGGTCACAACGTCAAGTTTGATGCCCGAACTCTTGGCAAGTACTACGGTGATATCCCCAGTGATCCACTTATGGACACAATGGTGATGCAACACATAGTCAACGAGAACTTACAATCGTTTGCCCTTACACAACTCATTGCTACTAACTACAACCATCACGATCCGTACTTCCGTCACGGTAAGGTCGGAGCCACTATTGACTCAGAACCTTTTGATGTTGCCGTTGAGTATGTGCATCTGGACGCTCGCTGGACATGGCTTCTTTATTGCCGTCTTAAAAAACAAATAGATTCCCAAGAGGGTCTGGACAAAGCACTCATACAAGATTCACTTGTGCTTCGTTGCCTCATGGAGATGGAAGACGAGGGTATTCCGGTCGACGTGCGCCAACTCAAGAATCTCGGCAAGTCTCTAGACGAGCGCATGAGGGAAATACTCGTGCAACTATCGGACTTCGCCCCAGTTGGGTTTAACCCAGACTCAACTAAGCACAAGCAAGAGTTTCTTTTTAACAAGAAACGAGACGGTGGTCTCGGTCTCAAGCCAACCAAGTTGACACCCAAAGGCTCACCATCTGTAGATGAAGAATCGCTACGGGCACAGTCTGGGAAACATGAAGCAATAGAACTACTCTTAGAGTGGTCAGAAACACAAAAACTAAAGAGTACTTATGTTGAAGGTCTTATTCCAAAACTTAACAAGGGGCGCCTACACCCGTCGTTCCACCTCCATCGAACGGCTACAGGCAGGCTCTCTTCTTCGGCACCCAACCTTCAGAACATTCCACGAACCTCCGATGTACGTAAGTTGTTCATTCCTCCGCCGGGGTACTCCATGTTGGTGGCAGACTACGATCAGATCGAACTTAGGGTCATGGCTATGTTTTCCCAAGACCCAGAGATGTGCAAAATCTTCATCAACGACCTAGACATTCACGCTGGTGCGGCGGCTCTTATGTTTAATAAGCCGATTGAAGAAGTCACTGATGAGGAACGGCAGATCGGTAAGGGTGCGAACTTCTTGACCGCATACGGTGGTGGCGCTGGCAAACTGGCTCGGACTACTGGCATCACAATGGAGTCCGCCGTGAACATGATTAACAGTTATTACAAGAACTTTGCAGGGTTGACCGATTGGAAACGGAAGGTCGTTGTCAAGGGTCGCTCACGTGGCTACGTAACCACCCTGTCAGGTCGCCGTAGGCGTCTCCCAGACCTAACCTCAAATGACGAGGAGAAGCGCTCTAGAGCCGAGAGACAGGCGGTAAACGCCATTGTGCAGGGTTCAGCCGCAGATATCTGTAAACAGGCTATGATCGACATAAACAACGCCCTCATTGGAACTGGCACCAAGATCGCCGTGCAAGTTCACGACGAGTTGGTGGCTTTTGTCCCCGAAGATTCGGTAGACGAAACCATGCCACGATTCATTGAGGCAATGGGGGACGGAACGGTTCTTAAAGGTATTCCTTTGAAAGTCTCGTGCCATTCCTCATATAACTGGGCAGAGGCTAAAGGCAAATGAGCGAAGAAGAAGATGAAGATTATCTAATCGCATTAGACAAACGACTGTTCTATCTGATGCTAAACGTGGCTGATGGTCAAAAGTACGCCCAAGACATGGGGTTCCCACCACCATCAGAAGACGTTATTGAAGTTGAAAGTGTAGACATTCTTTCTAGATGGGCGATGCTGGTCGCTTCCGGTGTTTACGCACACATTGCAGAATCAACAGAGTGGTACACCGACTGGTTGTCAGTCACTGGAAAGTTGAGCACACCCGAAGAAGAGTTTCGTGTGGTCTTATCGATCTTTGGAGTTGCACTTATCAACAAATTGTTAGATAATCAAAACATAGAGTTAGTGCTGGACTTAACGGTTTATGAGGATTTAGAAGATGAATGATTGGTGGACAAAGAAACTGGCTGGTGAAAAACCGAGTACGCCTCGTACATTTCAACATCACCCAGCGTCATCCATTCCTGTATCTCCTGTAACGCAAAGCACCCCGTCCCAACACGTAGTACATCATCAGGATGTTGAGCCGGAGAATTTGTCTCAGGCTTTAAGGATGGGTGTTACAAAAGGCGGAGAAGGTACTCGCAGGGATGGTAACTTGACCTGTCCCAGTTGCGGTGGTCACTACGTGTTTAGTCGTGCAAAAGGGACAATGGTTAATGGGGCAACCCCTGCGCCACGTTGCTACGAATGTGGTTGGAACGGTCTTTACGACCAAGGCGAACAAGGTAACTGGGGTTAATAAATGTCTCAATTTGAAACACTGCAATCGATTATCTCTTCTGTACAGAAAAAACACGGTGATGGGATCATCGTCAAAGGCGCAGATATCAAGAAAGAGTTACCACGTGTAACCACCGGAGTTCTTGCATACGATCTCATGCTTGGCGGAGGTTGGCCTGTAAACCAATGGAGTGAAATCATTGGTGATGAGAGCAGTGGAAAGACAGCGCTTGCTTACAAAACCATAGCCGCTAATCAAGCCATTGACCCCGACTTCACAGCGTTATGGGTTGCGGCTGAAGACTTTGTTCCTGAGTACGCACAGTCAATTGGTGTAGACCTCAATCGCCTGTGGGTGGTTGAAGCCAACATCATGGAGCAGGTTTACAACCTTGTTATCAAAGTTCTTGATAACCGTGCCGTTGACATGATTGTGATCGACTCCCTTCC